CTTATTACAATATTAATATGACTAATAATTTTTATAAAGATCAGTTGTTTGTTTATGATGATAAACTTACTAGGGCTCAATTAAATCATTTACATCGGTATTGTATACAATCAAATTATAAGTTTGAACATACCAGTGATCCATTGTTTCCTTCTAGAGACCTTAGATTTACATGTCATTTATCTCCTAAAGAACTTGAAGATTCTGGAGTGTTGCCCTCGGTACAAAAAATTGTAAACGAATTAAAGCAAACATTGTACTTGTATGATTTTTATATCAATCATTATCCACAAGTATCTTATGTCAATAGACATATAGATGCAGCATTTCCTGGTTGTTTAACAATTATATTTTTTTGCAATAAGTATTGGGATGAAACTTGGGGCGGAGAGTTGAAAATATATGAAGAAAATTCTACTGTACATCGAGTAGTAGATTTTGTTCCAGGTAGAATTGTTGTATTTGATTCACAAATTGAACACAAAGTTATGCCTCTAACTCCTTTTGCACAGACGGATAGATTTACCTTAGCAATAAAAGTTTTTAATGATCCACAGAACGTAAGTAAAATGGATCGAAGTTTAATGATTGAATTACATCCTCAATAATTATGATCGTCTAGGATTGGATGTTTTTAAAGTCCTTATGTCAACGTACTCAGAGGATGGTTCGTTAGCAAACGCAAGTCTTAAATCTTCTTCTACCAAACTAATATATTCCTGTCTCAATGCATAGATGTTTCTCTTGTCATCATTTTTTCTAAGTTCATATTCATAATTTGAAACTGAAATTATGCAATTATTATCTTCAATTAATTGTGATCCATCTGAATAACTGATAGTAAAGTCTTCACCAACTACAAGACCTGCTGGAAGTATGATACTATAGTCAGATGCTTTAACTTCTTTAGTTTCATAATGATGTATTTGAGATAATTCTTCTGGAGTATATTTTTGATTCAAATATAAATTTAAATCTGCTTGACTTAGGGGCCAATCTTCTCTAATGTTTTGAATATTATTTGTGATTAGAATGATCCAATCTAAGTTTGGATCACCATATAAAAGTTCAGCTACATTATCTGGTCGATCATCACCTACAATCGAATACTTTTCAAACGCAGTAAAAATGTTTATAAAGTCTTCACGTATTTTTGCTCTTTTAAAAATATTCTTAATCAGCGTGTAGTCATTGGAAGATGATCTCTCATTTCTGAGAGATGGGTAATATAAATTTGGTAAGTATCTGAAATAAGCCATTAGAATCCTACGCTATCTTCTGCAATGTTTGCATATTCATTAGCAAAGAGAGGAGTCAATTCATGAAAAACTAAACTAATAACACTAGTTACTGGTTGAGAATCATCACCATAAGCTGCCCAACCTACACCATCGGGTGTATAATCAACACGGAAATCTAATAAGGCACAAATCTTTGGCTGAGGCAATGCTTCATTACGTTCGTTATTTGCTTTTGTGTATTGAACTACAAAAACATTAGGTGTCTCCATAAAAATTGCACCAGTTTCACTGATGTATGGTAAACTATTTACCTTAAACCATCTTATCATTTTTCTAATTCTTGCAGAATCATCTGGATTTCTTGGAGATAATTTCCAAGTAAAATCAAAAGATCTTAATTTAGGTCCTTTAAATAATAATTCTGCATTATTATTTACAACGCTTCCTGTAGATCTTGCTAAAACTTGTAAAGGATCTACTTGAATTCCAAGAGAGCCTACGATATCTTTAGTAACATCATTTACAATTTGTTCCCTTAATGCACCATTTCCTGCTGCAGCATAAGCATCTGCTAATGCTACCCATGCCTCAAGAGATTGAAATCCTTTAAAACCAGTGCGTAATAAACCAGCAGCGCCACCAAGACTGCCTTCATACTTATCACGAACTGCACTGAATAGTCCAAGAGCTAAAGTATTTATAGCACCAACACCCCATTCAGCTCCAACAGCATCTCTTACTGAAAGTGGCATTGGGAGTATAACTTCTCCACGATAATCATAATCTTTAGATTCATAATTATATCCTTTAAAAACTTGATTCTTACTTATAATACCACTTTTATAAATCCCTGCATTTCTTTGACCTTTTAAAAAGTCTTTTTGCGGTGGAACATATTTTAATGCTTTAATTCTTATGGTATCTTGTGAATATTCTATACCACCACCATTTGATTGTACTAAAAGATCTGATGGAAATACAATTACACCAGAAGTTTTTGGAGGTGTTGCTTGAGTTAATTCTTGAACAAGAGCCTCATTCGTTACTCTAAAATTAAATGAAGCTGCATCTGTATTATCTAGATACTTTCCAACTCTTTCAGATTGTTTATCAAACAATACTTCATTTGCAACTGCTGCGGATCCTGATGCAAATGAATTTCCCTTTAACTCAACGTTAACTTTTTTATTAATCTCTGTTAAGTTTGAATTAATAAAATCAATTGTTTCTTCTCTACTAAGAACTTTTCTTCTAATATCTGCAGAACCTAAACTTATTGGAACACCATTTACTTGTGCCGCACTAACAACTTTTCCAGAATCATCAACGTAAATATACGTGTCTTGACTTCCTTGAACCTCATTGTTATATTGTTGTATTTGAATTGCCTTCAATCCTTTTAATTTGGATAGGGTATCCGCCATTAGCTAGACCACACTGTATTAGGTTTTACTCGTTGATTGTATTTATCGACAAATAAGTCAGTTACAAATTGACCACATCCTCTAACATCTTCATCAGGAACTCGATAAATCATATCAATTCCTTGTGGATAATATGAGTGGAAACATTTGTCAGGAACTGGTACGATTGAATCCACAGAACCTTCTGCTATAAACCCACGAATGCTTGGATCTAAGTAATGAAAATTTATTCCATATATTAAACCTTGTTTCCCAATGTGTGTAATTTTTGCAAAAGGAAATCGATCATAGTAAGGATAACGATCTGGAAATGATGCTGTGTAATTAAAATAATATATTTTTCCTAACTCTAATCCATAAGTATCGTTAAAATCACTATCTCTATATTGGTTATTTACTTTTTCAAGTTCTTCAAATAGACGATTTCTATACCAGTCTTGAGATTGAAATCTTCCTCCAAGTTCTTGTTTAATTTGATTCTTAATAACCTCGGATGGTTTCATAATCCCAAATCTTCTTCTGTTAAAATTTTAAATGTCATTGATCTGTCACTACACCAATCTTTAGCAGCATCCCATTTGGCAGTATTTTTTACATACTCAAACACACTTTGCTTCCAATACTTTGTTTTTCTTTTGGGATTTTTTTCTGGTTCCTTAAGCTGTTTCTTTGGTTTTATTTCAATTAAATATTTTTTTACTTCTCCAGTCTTTTCTTTTACCTTAATATAAAAGTCTACAAAATAACGGTGATAGCGATTATCAATTGGTGATCGATATGGTATTACTATTTCCTCACTACCCCACTCTAAGATATTTGGATTCTCATCACAGTATTTCATGAAAATTAATTCCCATGATGATCTGTAAACTATATTTGTAGGATCGCCTTTATACTTCAGATAATTTTTGGGAGAAAATTTCCCTTGATAATACATATACATAGTATAAATACCCGAAATATTTAGCTTGCTAGATGTCAAGTAACACCAGGCTTTATTATCCAATAGAAAAAATAAGAAATACTTTTTCAAAAGTATCTCTTAATACATTTTATAAAGTTGCATTTCCATTGAGCAACAGATCTGCTGGGAATGCAGGACTTGTTAGTTGGTTTAAAACTGCTGGAATATATGATACAATAGATAGTGAAGGATTGGATCCAATTGAAGCGATTGAATTGCTATGTTCAGGAACGGTTCTTCCAGGTCCAAACTTTAAGACTACAGATACAATTGGTAATAGACAAGGAGTTATAGAAAAGTATCCAATTTTACGTCAGTATCCTGAACTGACAATGACGTTTTATGTGGATCATAATCATAAGATCATAAGATTTTTTGAAGAATGGATTAACTTTATTAACCCATTATATTCTGGCAATGGTGTGGTTACTTCTTCAGATCAGGG